TGGGTAAGGCTTACAGTGCTTTCGATACTGCACAACGCATATCTGTTTTCGAGAACTACAAGAAGTTCCTGGGTGACATTATACCTGAGTCGGATATACAGCGTATGGGTAAGAGGGAGTTCGAGCAGTTAGCTGGTGACCTTACTAATAACACCTATATGAATTATGACCGAATCAATAAGGGTGTACGTGGACTATCCAGATACGGCATCCTCAATGAGTTCGGGGCATTCAATGTTGAGCTAGCTAGAACCACCTGGAATCAAGGGAAGCTGGCCAAGCAGATGACCGATGGTACATTTGCTAATATGTTGCAGGACAAGTACGGGGTACAGTTGAACTCCGACACGGTACGCAGAATCAGGGTTGAGGGATTAAAGCGTGCAGCCGCACTTACTGCCGTACTTACGGCTGGCTCTGGTGTAGCCATAGTTGCTAACAGGGAGGCAGGTATAGATGAGGAGCAGGAGCAGGCAATGCGAGAGACCGTCTTCGCGCCTTGGGAGGAGAATCTATCATTACACATCCGCAGGGACGGTAACAAGATCCGCATAGCTAACTTGGGCTATCAGATTCCTACTGCGGAACTATCCTCAATAGTGGACTCCGCTCGTAAGGGTGAAAGCTTTATGGATGGTATGAACCGATTCATTGATTCCACTTGGAGCAAGTTCGGCGGTGACCTTACTATCAATCTTAAAAACATTGTGGCCGCAAACAACAATGTTGATCGCAATGGCCGTCAGATTTCCGATAAGGTTGATGGTCTGTCTAAAAATCTAGATTTAGCTACTTGGTATCTTAAGGAGAATTTCACGCCAGGTACTGTATCTGACTTTCAGAAACTTGATGAGCGTACTACAGCGGATAACACTGCCAGGTATCTACTCGGCTACCGGGTTCGTAACCTCGATATGATGGACAGTGTTGGGTACAAGTTCAGAGATATTAGGAAGGGCCTGAAGGGTATCAGATCCAAGTACAACTCATCCAGTTTCAATGATGCAGATATGTCGGGTTCTTACCAAGAACTCAACAAGGTGTACCGCTCCCAGATGGAGCAAGGCGTACGTCACGTTAATAACCTGCGTACACTGGATGCAACCGAGGAAGAAATTAAACAAAGTCTAAGCAAGACATTCACTAAGTCAGACGTTGAGAATATGATGGCTGGCAATGTTCCAGATATGTCAATCTCAACTGGCGTACCATCCAATCGCATTGATAAGAGAGCACGTTATGTACAACTCGCTGGCAGGATGCCGGAAGAGATGGCAATGAAGATGCTACAGGATGACTACGATAAAGGTAAGCTGAAGCGCAGTGACGTACAGGCAGTGATGCGTCAGATACAAATGAAGCAGTATCCAAGGTAACGAAAAGCCCCGTCCTCCACATAAAAAGGACGGGGCTACCGTAACGACGCAAGGAGTTAAATAGGAAAAACCGATCCCGCCGTGGATTACTCCTACGGCTTACCTTGCTTTAAGTGGGGTAAGGAATCCCACTGGCAAACATTATACACTACTGGTTCGCATATCAACGAGTACTACCTTTAGGTCACGCTTCTCATCCATTAGAACCTTGCGCTGCTGGGTCATACGATCAATTCGATATGACAGAAGCCTGGACTCCTGTCTAATCATATCAATCTGAGTCTGGATTCGTTCGATGTTTTCTTCGCTGTTTTGCATACCATTAACCTGCTTAGAATTATCCTTGCTGTCAACAAATAGTTCGGGAAAATTTAATCCTTCTAGTGGATAATTTAGCTCATTGAAACAATACGTATCACGGGCAACAGCGGCATCGTACTCTTCATCGAAGTAGCCAAGATGCTTAACTGTAAGAACTCCACCCTTACGTACACCCACCTGTGCCCGAACCCGTCTGTGTTTACCGGATGCGGCAGTTACTCCCCTGAACTTAGAGTTTCCACGGACTGATTGGTGTCCCCTTAGGTTCTCTGACCTTGTCACGTATCGAAGGTTTGATGGACAATTATTACTACGTTGCCCGTCAATGTGATCAACGTCATATGCTCTGGGTCTTGATCCAATAAATGCCTCAGCTATTAGTGCGTGAACATAGGTTTGTTTACCAGCCAAACTTATAGACCTGTATCCACTATGCTCGCCTCCCATTGTTCTTCCTTGGCTGCACTTGCCGTGACTATAGACGCTTCCGTCCGAGTAGCAGGTAACTTTGATTTCATTTACTGTTATATCTTTTGATTCTTCTGTAGCTATCATAGTTCTTTTGTGTTGATTATGTGTGCGCTGCGATTGTATAGGTAACCGGTACGCTTGGTTATTATCTGTACTGCTTCAAAGTCCGTAGTCCAAGGCATCTCACGAGCCTCGAACCCGAAGTCATAGTCATCCCGAATTAGCTTAGAGATATTCCACACGTAAAGCAGGTGCTGGTATCCGTTAACGTACAGGAAGTCCTTCTTCATTGACTCAGCTATTCCGATATTGGTATCAAGCTTTAACTGCTCTATGATCCAGGGATCGTATGCCTTGCGGCGTACCTTGATCTCAACTAGGTAGTCAATACTCTGGTAATCAAAAGGACTGAAATTGTCCTCTGCTTTGACCAGCTTATGCATCCCAGGAAAAGCTGTCATTATATGTTGTGCTACTTGTTCTTCTGTCATTATCCGAACCTCCCTGTGCAGTGATAGAATTTAAACTTACCTCCGATGTCGCGTTCACCTTCACGGTTCTTCGCAATCTCGTAGGTTAGATTGGTATAACCTCCACGGGCATCTTGACTCTTTGAAGAATCAACGTCCCCGTTTGATGGATACATAAGCAGAACAACGTCAGCATCATTCTCGATGTCCCCGGAATCCTTGAGGTCATACAGTTTGAGGCGACCGTTCTTGGCTCCCTCTCTGTTTACCTGTGCTAGTAGGATGATGGCGATGTTAAGATCGATAGCCATCTGCTTAATTTTGTGAGAGATACTTGCGATGCCCTCGGCCTTACCCATCTTAGAAGAGAAGGGTATTAGCTGTAAGTAATCAATGACCAGCAGCTTTACTCCTTGCTTCTGGACGAACTGCTTAGTCTGGCTGTACAAGTCATCGGCACTCTTGACTGAGTGCGATGTGTAAACTGGCATTGTCTTGAGTCCAGTAATAGTTTCGTGAACCCGACTGACCTGCTCTGGCCTAGCTACGTTGTCCTCCACGCTGCGAAGATTGACACCCGAGATAACCTGAGTAAGTCTCTTTGTGAGTTGCTTTTGTGGCATCTCCAGAGAGAAGATACCGCAAGCGTGACCATCCTTTGCGACTGCTTGGGATACAATGTATAGAGCCAGTGCGGACTTACCGCAGGAGGTAGGTGCTGCGACAGTCATTACCTCACCAGCAGCGATCCCTCGGTTACCCAGTTCGCTATCCAGATTATTGGTATGGGTCTTCACAACGTCAGCTACGTACTCCCCGGATTGCATCTTTGCGATGTCATCCATTAACTCATCCGCCGACGCTCCGATGCCTGACTTGTCCTGACTAAGTAAGGGGCGCGAAGTGATCTCAGCTTCCAGTGAACTGCGAATCTCGTCATAGGTAAGAGCCTCAGTCTCCACGCTCTCAACGGCGATTCGACAGGACTTCATAATCTCACGTAGGCGTGACTTCTCCGCTACCACTTTGGCGTAGAACTTAGCTGTACTCTCAGTATATACTTCACCGTCAGCTAAGGACATAACGCCCGGTATGCCGCCAGCTTTGTCAAGACCGCCAACGGACTTCAGGTGCTCTGAGATGGATACGATGTCAATAGGGTGACTCAGTTGAGAAAGCTCACCTATAGCTTCGTACAGTAATCTAAATCTTAATACGTAAAAATCCTCGGCTTCTACTAGAGGACGAACCGTATCGTAAACGGACGAGTCCCCAGGGAATAAACAGGATGCAATTAGTTTTCTTTCAGCATCAACGCTATGTGGCTGATTGTGTATCAGTAGGTTTGTTTCGTTCATTTTCAAGTAATTCTACCAGAGAACGAAGGACTTGTCCAAGGGACTTGTGAGCCACGCGGTTTCCTTCCGGCAACTTATAACTGTCGATGGAGTTATAGATTGAGAGGGATACTTCTGCGGCTTCTTTTATTTTAGTCATTTCGCTACGGTTTATTTTATTATTGTTTTGAGTCATAAGAATTACTTGCCCCTCACGGATTCGTAAGGGGCAAGCATCTTACCACAAGGTCTTACTCCGACTCTGCTCTTTCGAGCATCCCTATGGCTATCAACGAGTAGCCAATTAGGTCGCGGAATATGTCCTTGGTTTGGTCGCCATCGGTGAATACCTTTAGCTGACCATCGTTACAGAAAGCCTTAGCTCTCTGGAATTTGTCCTGCATTCTTATGCAAACTCCAGTCAATGGCTGAACGCCGAACTCGGAGGAGCCGTCAAAGTTTGCGAAGGGGTTATCGCAGCTTTCGCCTCCTGTGTAATCCGAGCATTTGCCGGCGGTCATTTCCAAAATGGAACTTACCTCATCACGGCGGAATGTCTCCCACCAGATTTTATCGAACGAGGGCATTCTTAGAATGGAGTATTGTCATTGGTTGGCGCACTTGCAGCTTTCGGTCCTGTCGAACTCGTAGCTCCTGCGGCATCCACTGGATTCAATGCCAGTGATAGGAAGTTAGTGCCGCTCTTGGCCGTCTTCTTCCAGCCCTTGAGGTAGTACTCCTTACCCTCGACGTTAATCTTCCCGCTGTAGTCGGGGTGATTTGGTTTCTCTTTACGGTCATTGACAAAGAATGTACCGGAGTTTGTGTTATCGTATTCTGACATAGTTTTACTTTCGTTATTGGTTATTAGTTATTGGTTATGGGTGACATCATCATCCAGCTTTATTGCGGGAATCAACTGTCGGTTAAAATCCTGACTCTTGCTTTGTAGTTAGCTTAGGAAGGCTGTCGTGTTTGTTGGTGGCATCTGGGTCTTTGGTATCGTCGATGCATAGAAGTCCGTTAAGAGCGTACTTACGTGCATAGGAGGAGGCAGAGCCAGTGATCTGGGCATCGTCCATTCCCTTCTTGGTAAGAGCCTCACGGGCAAAGGCACTGACCTGGCTAAGCATTACTCCACACGATAGAGTTGCTGTTGCCTTGACGTAGACACGTCCCTCTACGCCAACAATGTCATCGCTGAGAATGATTGACGCTTCGTGCTTCTCTAGCAGGGGCTTAACCGCAGTAAGGATGTCCTCGGCTGATCGGTACGAGTAGTTGCCGAAGTTATTCTTCTGGCCTTTGGGAGCCTTAAGCTCCGATTGTATCTGTTGTAGTATGCTCATATTTATTTTTGGTTAGTTTACGGAACAGCTCTTTACGCTGCTTTTGATTTTTACAAGAAGCAAGATCACCTTCACTTGCTCCTAGGTCTTTCAACTCTGTTACTTGTTGGGATGCTGTCAAGCTATTTGCAAACTTTCTTGTAAGTTGCGTAAGTCCCACTGGGTGAAGGACATCCATCTCCTCACGCTCAAGGTATGTGGCCATTGCTTCCAGAGTATTTGGCAAATCTTCCTTACGACCCTTGCACATCTTGAGAAAAAAGTTCTCAACCTTTCCGAGAAGGCTGTTAGCCTGTCGAGAGATTACACCTCGTACCATTCCAGTCTGGTGGTCGTGGTCCAGCACCCAGTCATTAGTCTTGGTGTCCAAGATGGGACAGGAGACTGGCTTGTTAGCCTCCCGGAACTCCTTGATTTGATTCTGTGATAGGTATGTCATAGTTATTCGTCTGCTCCAATTTCACAAGACTCTCCACAAGCACTGCCAGTGTCAAGGAATACATCGTAACTTGGCGCGGAAAACCCGAAGTCCAGTTGGTCAATGTCAACGTATGGCTCAAAGGCTTGAGTTCGTGCCATTTGAACAATATCTATTGTAGTCATTTTATTTCTGAATATTTGACGACCAGTATGACCAACCCCAAGGTTGGTAGTTTCGTGTTCGTATTCCATACGCCGAGGGAACTCGAATATCCATTCGTCATCCTTAGCTAACGTCAAAAGCTTGCGAAGTGATTTCTTCCAACACCAGGTGCAGTTTCCATAATGCTCCCCCTTTAGATCTAAATCAAAATCCCACGAAGCACATTCTCGCTTTACGTCTTCCTTTGTCCAGCCAGCATCTATAAGGGGATAAACAAATTTATTATCAATTCGCTTATCCGAAACGCGATCTATCTCGTCGGCACGTATGCCGATAGCTGTCCAGTATCCAGACCAACCAAGTTCGCGCTTTAAGTATGAGTTAATTGGAAGCTCCTTGAGCCTAGTTGTGCAGCCGGGGTTTGATGGGCCAGGCAGTCCCTCCTTCTTTATGTAGTCCTCAAATGGTTTACCATTTCTAGATGCCGTCTTAAAAGTCACCATCTTGTGGCGGATGCCCTTGCCCTTCTCGGGGTTTACTACTGCTTCGACCCAGACCACATTCCATCCAAAGTGTTTATCACACTGATCCACAAACTTCAGCGTGTTGTCGTGCTCGCAGCCAGTGTTAGCAAAGACAATAGCGATGTCGTGAGTCTCGGAGAACTTATCCACGCAGAGCTTAGTCATCACAGCCGATGTCCGGCCTCCGCTGAAGCTGATTGCTAGTCTTGGTTTAGATGATGTCATAGTGAGTTAGTAGGCTCGCCATTGAGTGCAGCGATGGCCTGCTTGAGTTGATTGTTTTCCTCCTGTAGCCGGAGGTTCTCACTG